ATGCGCTTTTGCGCGATAAAGTGGAGCTAAAAGACGGCTGCCCATTCATTTTGGGCTATATGGTGCCCCAAGTCAGGGATTTTAGCGAGCAAAATTTCGTCTGCGCTTATGGCGAACCGCCGCTTGCTAGTATATTGCCTTTGCAAGAGGAGATGAATTTCGCGAGGAATTCACTGATTGACGCGATGAACGCACATCTCAAGCCAAAAATAGTAGCACCTCTATCAGCAAACATCTCAAGGACTGATCTTGAAACGATAGGCAAGCCCGTCTTTACGCAAAACCCGACGCAGATAACTTTCGTGCCGCCGCCAAATATCGGTAGCGCACAGATCAATATTTCCCTCATAGACAACGAGATGAGCGAAGCAAGCGGAGTGAGCCCTCAACAAAACGGAGCTACCACGCCAAGAAAAGAGACAGCGACGATGGCCTCCATAATGGCAAACGAGGGTAGCGTCAGAGTTCAAGGCTATGTGCGTGCATACAACGAGACCTTTATCGAGCCGCTTTTCGAGCGCCTTGCGATGCTAGTGTGGAAATACGGCGCGAGCGAACTTTTTGCGGGGTATTCACGTGATGAAGTGCCAAGCTTCAAGGTGGCGCTCAATACCGGCATAGGTGCGCTAAACAAAGAGGTGCAAAAAGACGGACTGATGCAAGCAAGCGCAGCCCTAAACGCGCAGTTTGGACTTTGTATGCAAATTCAAGACATTCAAGGCGCGGCAAGGATAGTGCAGGCAAACGAAAAGATCATACGTCAAATTTTACCGCTTTACGGCATCAAAAACGTAGATGAATTTTTAGGAGACAAGGGGAAGGAGGAGCTAAATGCTATCATCGATAATAACACAACAATCGGCGCAGGCTTTGGTGCAGGCGCTATCAAGCAACAAGGAGCTATCCCCGCTAATGGGGCAGCAAGCGTTTATAGGGCTGATGAAGCACCTATTGATACTCTCGGCGGAGAATTCGGCGGTGGCGTTTGACAAATCACAAAGCGACGAACAAAGGCTTCGCGCTATCGATAGGGTCGAAATGCTTGATGAAATTTTGGAATTCATAAAAAACTATAAGGAGACAGACGATGACAGAAAATGAGGCAATAGAGTCACTAGTAGGCGAGCTAGCAGGAGAGCAGGCAAACGAGGCACAGGGCAATCAAGAGGCAAATGCCGCACAAGATACAGGAGAGCAATCCGCGCAAACAGATACGAAAGAGAGTGCAGGAGCGAAAGCGGACGAGGGCTCAAAATTCAGTCCCGACGCTATGGCAAAAGCAATGGTGGAAGCGATGAAAGCTGCAGAGGTAGCCAAGCAAGTGCCAAACGACGCAAGTCAGGGCGGACAACCCACAATACCCGCAAACGTTTCACTGGAACAACAACAAATGCTCGAACAGCTTGGGCTCTCGCAAATGCAAGCACAGATCAACGAGATCGCAGCCAAGCAAGCCGAAGCACAAGAGCAGGCGAGGAGACAAGCGGTTTTCAATCAAAATATTACGCAATTTGAAAAGGAATTCCCCACCATAAAGCCCGAGGAGCTTGGCAAATTTGCCGAGGCAAACGGAGCGCTGGATTTTCTAGGCGAGAATTACAACGGCTGGAAACTTGTGGCAATGGCGATGATAAACAAGGCTGCGCCGCAAAGCGAGCCTGACGCGATAGTGGGAAATGGCGGCGGAAAGAATGAGGTAAGCGCCTTTGATAGGCTCAAAAAAGGCGAAAGCGTGAGCGATCTTGAGATAGGTGCGGAACTTTTGAAAGGATTATGAGATGTTAGATTATTTTGACGGGCTTAAAGAATGGCTAGGTAAAACTACGGCAAGCACCGAGACGCCAAACTGGCTTATGGCACTTGGCATAGGCGGCAATCTTTATAGCGGCTATCAACAGCAAAAGGCGGCCAATAAATCTCTTGATCTGCAAAAGCAGGCGTTTGACTTTAATAAGATGCTCTCTCAGCGTGAGATAGATAGGCAAAATAGAGCCGAGCAAAATTTGGCTAATGCTTGGACGAATAGCTCTTTTTATAAAAGAAAAGACGATGAGGACGGCTACTAATGGCATATTACAATCCTCAAAGGGTAGATTTCAACCCTAACACGATGACTATACAGGCGGTGGGGAGTGTTGGCCGCTCCCTTTGGGACATCTATAAACACAATGTAGAAAAAGGGCAGGCGCAGGCGAAACTTGATGAGACGAATAGGTCAAATTTGGCGAGTGAGGCGCAAGCTGCGGCTAATTTGGCCGAAACCGCAAGAAGCCATTACGCAAGCGAAAAACAAAGGGCAGACGAATTAGACCAAAAGAAAATTTTCAATAATGCACAAATAAACCACTGGGGAAATCAAGACAAGATTTTGGGCTTTAACGCTGACACAAGCAGGATGAACGCAAATACAGCGGCAGCTAATTTTGGGCTAAATCGTGATAAATTTGCATATCAGCAAAAAACGGATGCGGCAAAGCTAAATGATAGCGCCTTACAAACAGACATGGCGCTTAACGCTCTTGGTATAACTTTACCACAGGAAATACAAAATTTACCACAAGAGGTGCAACTCGCCTATAAAAAAGCACTACTGGGGGTGAACACTCCAAACGGAAATGTATATCAAGCGCTAAAAGATAGAGGCGTAAATCCTACGACGGGCGAAATTTCGATAAAGAAAAAGCAGCCTACACAAAAAGAAAGAGAGACGATAGCTCAACTTCAAGCATTAGGTGAAAACTTAGTAAATGCTAAATTAAATTTTACGGGTGGAGAGCAAGGAGGACCTCAAAATTTTATACATTGGTTAGCCAAAGGCATTGGCGCACAAAACATAGATACGGCAAATTTTAAAGAGCAAATTGGAACGGCAAGACAACAGGCTAAAAGCTTATTGGATGGTGGGAGAGTTTCAAATGTGCAATATGCGGATTTACTAAAAAACCTACCAGATCCAAATGCTTGGACAGACAAGGATTATCAGGTTCAAAACGATGCTACGTTAAACCATCTTTTAAATACATTAACCACTAAAATTCAGACCTTAAGAGATAGCGGCATAGATACGTCAGAGATGGAAGAAACACTGCTCCCATTTTATGACAAAGTATATAACCGTGGCTATTTTTATAATGATCATAGGTGGTTTGATGCTAGTGGTAAGAGGCTAAACGAGGGACAAAACAACCAAGCATCGCAAAATAGCGGTTTTGTGCCAAAAGGCGTAGATAACAACGCTACAAACACAAATCAAAATGTAAAAGTTTTACAATACTATACTAATTAAAGGGAAAATAAATGGCGATAATCGATATTCCAAGAAATGCAAAAACAATAGAATATAATGGTGTGATATATGATGTCCCGCATAATGCAGCTCAAATAGAGATACCAGATACCGCTCCGCAGCAAACCTTTAGCGCACCGTCAGCACCAAAAGTAGCCCAAGATACGGGGAAGCAAAAAGATACCAGCCCCATTGGGCTAGGCGATTTCATCGATGCCATAAATCCTTTTGCCGGGGCGCAAAAAGGTATAACGGCAAAAGATAAAATTTATAATGCCGTAAAAAAGGAGATCGGCGGGCTTTTTGATTATCAAGCAAATAGCGGAGCGACCGGCGAGGAACTAGAGCGTCAAAATTTAACAAAGCAGCTTTCAAAAGCGCAGCATGTAGCCGATGATACGACGCTGATAAATAAAATATTTGGAGATGAGAGCAGGACAAAGCGCATAAATGATAGCGCAGACGCTCTTATGAGGAGCTGGGCTTTAAAAAACGGCTATGATGATTATGGCGAGATGAACGGCAAAAAAGTAGTCAAAAAAGGAGATAAATTTATCCCTATCGACGAGCCGGGCATAATGGAGAGCTTCAGTACCAGCTTAAACGAGATGGGCGTTCCTGCCGGTGCGGTTATGCTACTTTCGAATTTACCACAATTTAGAGGCTTAAATTTAGCGGGCAAAGCCGTTACTACACTAGGAGCGACGGGCGTGGCTTCAGGGCTTGGTAGAGTGATGGACGTTAAGCGCGCCGCCGACAACCTAGGTGCTGATTTAAGCGCGGGAGACTATCTACAAAGAGGAGTGAATGCAAGTAACGACGATCTGACTTTAGGTCTTGCTCTTACTAACGGAGCGAAGCTCGCTAAACCTACGCTAGGTGTGGCAAAATGGACGGCCGATAAAGCCTTAAAGCTTGCAGGGCACACCCCTGTCATTCATCAAGTAACTACTGGCAACATATCGGGTGCAAAAAGATACTTTGATAAGACGTTTGCAAATGCTGACTTTGATGAGATAGCAGGCTTATATGAAAAGATGCCACAATTTACAACTACTACACTTGAAGCCACAAAAAACGATATAGGCGGGATTTCAAAAGCTATCGTAAATAAGATGCCAAAACTAAGCGAGAAAAACAAAAGCAAAATAATAGAATCCACGACTGATCTAAGTAGTAAAATAATCGACTTATTTAACTCTGGCGAAGTCGGTGCTGCAAGGGAACTCTTTTTAAAAGTGGCATCATCAACTCCTGAGGGCGGCGCGATAATCTCGAATATCTTAAAAAGGAATGGAAATTTAAAAAGCGTAGCAAGTGACATCGTAGAAAAGCCGGTAATGCAAGCAAGGACATATCTAAAAGAGGCTGGAGCCGATGAAAATGCCTTGCGTGAAACTATGCAAAATTACGAGAGCTCCACAAAGCAAGACTTCAAAGATATGATAGAGGCCATAGACGGCTCTTATGCAGGAGTTAAAACTTCTATCGACCCAGCAAAACTTGAAAGACTGGCTGATGATATGTATTCAAGCTTTACGGGCGATGCGTCAGAAAGTTTCATAAAACGCACCATAGATAGACTACTAAGTGGCGAGAAAAGTATCAAGGAGCTAAATGAAGCTAGAAACGCTATAAATGAAAATTTTAGCAGCTATTTTCAAAACCCGAACAAGAGTTACAATACTTTAAAATTTGCAAATTCTCTAAAATCAGTCATCGATGAGGGCATAGACGACATATTAAAACAAAAACCGCAAATTTATGAGAAATCAAGGACGCTTTATGATACGGCACTTGATGATTACTCTAAGATGGCTGAAGCTAGAGGGCTTGACTTCAATAAAATGGCTTTAAACGACGAAGCCTTAAGCTCTAAAACTGGAGAAAAGGCGCTCAAAGCACTCAATAACCAAGGCGGAACTTTTAAAAAATATGTCGCGAATTTAAGCGAAGCCGACGCGCAAAGGGTAGAACTTGGCGCGATAAATAGTTTATTTGAAAAAAGTATCGGCAAGGCTGACAATCAAACAGAATTTATCAAGAGCAATCTTTTAGATAGCCTTAAAGGATATGAATTTAGGACAAAAGTAGCAAATGAGACAAAAGAGTTTTTGTTAAATTTATCAAAGATCGCAAGAGGACACGAAAATATTTCAAGTGGGCTAACTGGCGTAAGGATAAAAGGGCAAGGCACGAATTTGGCTACAAGCTGGCAAGGTAAGCTAAGACAAACTATGATAGCTAGGTCTTGGGAAAAATTAGTTAGTCTAATCCCGTATTGGGGTGATGAGCCTGCATTTATGAAGCATTTGACAAAAAGCTTGCAAGGAGCAAAGACGATTGATGAGTTTAAAATCAATATCTTAAAAGAAATAACAGCGCCTACGACAGATAGTGCGACTAGACAACTATTGATTAGATATTTCAATGAGACTTTTGGGGATGAGAAAAAGGTTAAACAAGATGCAGTAAGTGAGGTGGTAGATGAGTTTAAGCAAAATTTAAAAGCCCAGCACGATGCTAATATAGCGGAGCTAAAAGGCGAAAAGCTACAAAACAAAGAAAAGCGTGGAATATATAATGTAACTTATAATAGTAAAAATTCTACCAAAATCAAAAAATATGACCTTGATATATTGAAAGATTTTATCAAATATGAAAGAGGCAATGAAAGTAAAGGGGCTATACATATACGAAAACATTTAAAAAATGGTAGCGTTGGCGAAGTCAGCACAGAAGAAATATTGGAGATGGGGGAAGTTGTCAGAAAAGGGAAGAAGCATATAGAGGACGGGCGTAAAGTTTTTACTTTATATAAAGATGATGGCACAAGATTAAGGGTCGTAGTTGGCGATAAAAGGAAAACACAAAAAGTTATAACATTTTATAGCGACAGAAACATTAAAAGGTAGGAACGGGATTGATAACTCCGTATTACTTCAACCTACCCTTTGATCTTAATTATATCATAAAATATAGATTTTAGGAAATTGTTTAAGCCTGCGGCAGACGCCAAAAATTCAAATGATTTGGAAGCAGAGCTAACGGATTTTGAAAAAGAATTTATTCGCTTATTCCCGCAAAACAAAAATCCTCTACTAAAAACAAAAAAAGTAAAAAAGCTAAAGAGCGAATTTTACGATGATAAAATAACCCTTATGCGTAAAATGCAGATACTAGGAGAACTCAATAAACTAAAAACCAAATAATCTTTCAAGGCGAGGCTTTCTCGCCATTTTTCATACTCTACATTCCCCCAAATACTGCAAAAAACACCTATTTTTTGCAGTCCCCTTTCTCATAACATAGCCATAAATTTCAACGAAAAGGAAAACAATGGCTATAACTTCAACAGGCTTTCAAGCCCCGGCAACCAAACGCGTCGGACTAGCCCCATCAGTCTATGATAAGATCATCTTGATCGGTGCGGACGAAACCCCTATGCTAAGCCTCATTGGCACGAGCAAAGTAAAAAGCATCAAGCACAGCTGGATAACCGATACTATCGGCGAACCAAAGAAAAACGCCCAAATCGAGATCAGTGATTTTAGCGGTACAGGTAAAAGCACGAAAAAACAGCTTGACAACGATACTCAAATTTTTACGACTGAAGTAAGCGTGTCAAAGACTATGCAAACAGCACAAACTTACGGCGGAAAGGAGCTTGAGAACGAGATCACCAAAAAAGCCAAAGAGCATAAGCTAGACATTGAATACGCCCTCTTTGGTCTAGGCAGAGACGCTGACGCTAAAAAGAGCGTCTTTAAAGCTGCGACCCCAAGGACAGATACGACAGCTTCCGAGATGGCAGGTATCTTTTACTACGTGGCAAATGGGGCGAGCGCATTTACTGGCGGCAAATGCGGTAATGTGCTGGCTTTCGACGCTTCAGGAGACTGGAAAGGAGCGGCTACGCCTCTAACAGAGAGCGTGCTAAGTCAAATCTTGCAGCAAATTTGGGATAGTGGTGCTACGCCAAAGGACGTTTTCATAGGCGCGGCACTAAAACCGGCGATAAACAAGCTCGCTACTCGTCAATTTGGTAATGAAAAAGCCATAAATTCAAGAGTAGTAAGCCTTGATACCGACTTTGGCAAGGTGAATTTCAGGATGCACCGCTTCCTAAGTGCAAAATATGGCCTTGCCGATACTCTCATCGCGGGCGACTTCGAGTTTGCTAAAAATGGGCTATTTTTACCGACCGAAATCGAAGATGTTCCGACATCAAAAACAGCAAAACAAAAACGTTACTACACCGAGTGTTGCCTAGAAATTCGCAACCCTGCCGCATTTGCGATCGGTGTAGGGTTAAAGGCATAATAAGATGCTTTGCACGCGCGCTAAGGAAATTTTAGAGCTAAAGTCTAAATCCGGACTAAAGCTACCTGAAAACGAAATTTTAAGCGAGCTATTTTTAGAGGCGATGCTGTATGTCGCCTCTAAATGCGTGCCAAGTGAGCTATTGCGCCACGCAAACGAGAAAAGCAGCGAGCGTGTATATCGAAATATCGAAAACGGCAACTTCATCTGCTACCCGGATAAGCCAAATTTTATGGACGAAAATGCACATTTGATGATAGATGAGACTTTGACATATGCCGTCATCAATGAAGTAATATTTTTACTGAATAAAGATCCGTTTTATAGGGACTTGGCGATAGAGCTCATAGCCCAATACAATGCAAACGACGGGAGAGAAAAAGAGTGGATTTAGAGGGATTTAACGAAGCGCTAAAAAACGCCAAAGAAATTTCAAAAATCGATTTGCTTAAGCTTTTCAAAGAGCTGGCGCAAAGGTTTAAGCAAGTCAAACAAACGATAGAAAAGAGCGGGTATCATGACAAATCTTTATGAGCTGAAAATGGGGGCTGAAAAACTTGAAGCCTTAAAAGTATTGCTCGAAAATTTAAAAGAGCTCGAAGCAGCGATAAGCCAAATAAATATAAATGAAATAAAAGACGCGAATACTCTAACAAACGCGCTTTTAGCTGAAGCTAAAAATGTCCTAGAAGCCATTAAGCCAATGGAGCAAAAAGCGCAAGCGGCGCTTGATACGATAGCAAACTCACAAGCTAAATTTGCAGAACTAGATGCTCTTAAAAGTAACCTAGAAGATCTTAAGACTAGCCTAGAAGCTCTTGTATTCACTGGGGTTATAGATGATACTAAGGTTAGCGCAACCCAAACATATTCTAGTAAAAAAGTAGAGGATTTAGTAAAGACTAAAACAGACACTCTTACAGCAGATATGAAAACCAAAACAGATGCCTTAGAGAATATTATAACTAATCAATGGCAGTCTATAGAAACTCTTGATAATAAAATCAATACTACTCAAAGGAGTTTAAATAGCTTTGAGCAAGAGAGTAATAATGTATTTGCAAAGAAACAAGAAATAATCAATCCCAACTTACTAATGAACGGTAGTTTTTGTTCAACTGAAAGACTAAGCCCCGACTTAACTTTGACAGGTGTTGGTAGTGGTGGTTATTTAATCGATAAGTGGAGATATTTTGACTCTAATGGGTCATCTAGGGCTGATGTGTCATTAGAATATTCTGATAAAAATAGACTCAAGATTACTAAGACAGCCGGGGACTCTGGAAGCATATTCACACAAGATATAGAAAACTTTAATCAATTTAATAAAGATGATTATTTAACGGTTTCTTTTTATATAGAAAAACAAGCTGTTGCTAACTGCACTGTTAATCTACATTTCTATGATGGTGAAAAGTGGAGTATTGTCTTTTATAGAGAATTAAACTGTGAATTAAATAAAGAGAATTTCCTTACTTGCACAAATAAAGTTAATCGCAACATTGTTCCTGCCCCTAATAGAAAGATTCAAGAAACATTTTTTAGGTTTCAGATAGTTTTTAATGAAACAGGTGTGGAAAATAACGGTAAAGTAGTTTATTTGTCTAATATAAAACTTGAAAAAGGAACTATAGCGACTAAGTATGTCCCTTACGGCGGTAGTGAAGAAGCAGATAGACGAGCGTGTTTAAGATACTTTGAGAGAATTAGAAGAAGACTGCATTTTAGCCCTTTTATAAAAACAGATAGTTTAGAATATTTTCTTGATGTTTTATATAAAGTTCAAAAAAGAACAGACTCCCCAACAATAAATTTTGATGTAGTGGATGGTTTGCAAAAAGGCGATGTTCCAAATGGTATTTATGTCGTAAATGGTGGTCTTTTAAGTTTAAACAGAGATGGCGTATTGTTTGGGACAAAAATAAAAAATGCTCCAGCTTATATTGAGAACATTACAATCGATGCAGATTTTTAAAAGAAAGGAAACTAAAAATGCTAATAGAAAAAGTTGTAGAAGAGGAAAATATTTATCTAGTAAATGATGAGCTGTTTGTCCCTAAAGCTGATGATAACGGAGTGTATCAAGAGATATTAAAGTGGATTAAAGCTGGTAATAAACCTATCAAGCGAGAAAAATCACTAGAAGCACTAAAACTAGAAAAGTTAAATGAACTACAAAACTGGGCTATAAAAATGACAGATAAGTCAGCTATAAATTTAAAAGGCTTTGGAGTGATAGATGGTGGATATAAATACCTCTTAAACGTAAGAGCTATGAAAAATAATTACGAAGCTTTGCCTCAAAAAGTCTTTAGGATGTATGACAATAGCTTTAAAGAGGTAAATTTAACAGACCTTGAAAAGATAGAAAAGGCAATAGAGTTAGGTGGGATAATGCTACATACTCTAAAATGGCAATACGAAACTGCTATAAGTAAAGCTAAAAATAAAGAGGAGTTAGAGGCAATAACCTTTAACGAGGTTATAGAGATAGATAAGGATAATAAATGAGCGATATAAGGCGTCCTATATTAAAACCTTTTTCAAAGGATAAGTTTGAGCTAGTAGAGGATTATCATTATAGCAGTGTAATAGTACCAAAAGGCTATAAG